TTCTTGCGATGATTTGTGGATTTGCACTCACTTGTGCTTCTTCGTGTTTCGTCTCTATTTTGGTTTCTCGTGTTGTTAGCTACATCTTCGATGCTCTTATTCCCGACATCAAGTCCTATTTCTCCGCTGAATCTTTCTCTCCTAAAGGACCTAGATCTTCATCCCATGCTGCGGAGAGCTTCGCCCCTCGAGGCGCGCGTGCTTCATCGCACCGTGCCGAGAGTTTTGCTCCCCGTGGCCCTCGACTTTACCGTTCTTCTCATGCCGCTGAATCTCCCATTTCTGCCACTAGTCCCTTTGTCGCGCACGGATCTGTTGACGAAAATGCTTCGAATCTCATTTCTCATCGCATAATCGCCAACATACGTACCCTTTCAATTGCTTCTGCTACTGGGAATATTCTTCCTCTCAATGGTGTCATTCTTAGGGGCCGTACTTTCCTTACCTACGGTCACTACATTGATTCTTTCTGTTCTAACCTCACTTCTTCTACCACCTGTGTTCTTTCTGACGCTTCTGGATCCGATATGTGCCGCTTTTCTTCTTCTGAACTTTCATTTTACAAGACTGCTTCCCTCGACGGGCAGCCTGAGGACTTGTGCCTTATCACACTTCCTCGGACTGTCCCTTGTGGGAAGGATCTTGTCCCCAGTTTTGTCCCTGCTTCTCTCCTCTCCAAAGTCCAATCTGGCGAGGTCGTTACTGTGACGCCTTGCTATCGAAAATTCTCTGGATCTCACATCGCTTACCGAATCTCCAAAGCCGATATCATCAACCGTGCTACTTATCTTCAGGATGGGAAGCCGGTTACGCTTGCTTCCATGATTGAATCTCGCGCAGAAACCTCTCGAGGTGACTGCGGTTCCATTGTTGTTTCTCTTAATCCTGCTCTTGCTCAGAAGATCTGTGGGCTCCACGTTGCCGGTAACGGTTACGGACGCGCCCGTGCAACTCCCCTGACTCGCGAGAAAATCGAGCGTCTTCTCTCTGAGATACCGTTCGAAGCTCAAAGCTTTTCTCACCCTGACCCTCATGAAACTGATCTGAATCTTCTTGCTCAACCTATAAATGACCTTCCTCTTCCTGGAAATTTCTTTGTCGATGCTGAACTTTCACACCCTGTTTCCGTTGGTACTGCTTCTTGTCTTTATCCTTCTCCGATCTCTGGTGTTCTTGCTCCTTCTACTGTCAAGCCCGCTTATCTTCGACCCGTGACTCGTCTTGGCGAGACTGTTGACCCTATGGTCAAGTCTCTTGCCAAGGCGGGTGAGTGCCTTCCCCACTTGGACCCTGCCGATCTCGTTGAGGCCGGTTCTGACGTTCTTCGAACTATTCAGAACTGCTCTCAGCGGGAACCCCGACTCCTCACAATCGATGAGGCCATCCATGGGGTGCCCAATGATCCTTACATTGGGTCCCTCAAGGTTGGTTCTTCCCCTGGATTCCCTTACACTCTTTCCAGAGAGAAGGGTAAACGCGGCAAGTCGACGTGGATTCACCACGAAAACGAAACCGCCGAT